TGACTTCTGAAAGATTGACTAGGATGCCGGAGTCTATCTTGCCTGACACACTATACCGCTGCAACTCATTCAACACTCGCCGGTTATCCGGGAAGTGTTTCATAATTAATTCAGCAACTACTTTACCGTCATACTCAACCTTCTGTTCATTTAGAATGACAGCACATCGGTCAAGCAACTGAGCGGCTAACTTCTGTCTACCACCATTTATCTTGAACTCGATAACAGAACATCGAGAATGTAACGGTTCAATAATTCTGTTTTTGAAATTGCAGGTAAAAATGAACCTACAATTATTATGAAATTCCTCAATGAACCCACGCAAAGCAGGTTGTGTAGATGAGGGGTTTAGATAATCTGCTTCATCTAATATTACTACCTTCTGTCCACCTTGTAGTGATACTGTAGAAGCAAAGTTTTTAATTTTTGTCCGTAGAATATCAATACCGGATTCCTCCGATCCGTTGATAATCATATAGTCACGGTTGAGCTCCTCACAAAGAGCTCTAGCTACTGTTGTCTTACCAACACCGGCACCACCGGACAAAAGTAAATTAGGAAGTTCATTATTCTTAACAAACTCCTCAAATGTTTTCTTTATTGATTTAGATAGAATACAATCAGCAATCTTCTTCGGCCGATATGTTTCCACCCACAAAATGTTTTCTGCCATAATTATCTTCCATAAAAATTTGCTCCAAATCTAAATTTAAATCTGCAGCTATTTTGTCAACTGGCGTTCCTATTTCATACAACGCCTGAATTAAGGATAAAATATCCCCTCTTTCCCAATTAGTCACAAGGTACCTCCACTGTTCCTGAAGCACCTGATACATAACATTTACCTTTTGCTTCACTACAAATACTAGGCAAATATTGTAACTTTGTGGTACCAGAAACACAAGACCAATTCGTTGATCCGCTTGTCGCTGTTGGTACCATAGTAAATGATGTGCCTGATATTGCTGTACTTACACCTTGGTGATCCTCTTTGAATGTAATAGTTGTTACACCTTTAGAGCCAAGTTCTATACTGCTAATATAAGTACCACTAAAATCACCCACACCAGCTTTTGCATTTGATGTGGGTAATTTTCCATTTTCCTGATAATATAAAGCAGTAGCCAATTTTACCGGCGCGAACAAACTAAAAGCTTCTGATGCCTGTGTTCTTGCCACATAATTACTGTATTGAGGTATTGCAATGGCAGCCAATATACCAATAATGGCCACCACTATCATCAACTCAATCAAAGTAAACCCACCTTGTTTACTTTTCATAACGATACAACTCCCAGTAGAATCAACTACGAAACAGGAGCCTCCATTGCGATCCAATAAGATGCTTCTTTACCAGACCAGTTACTAACACTTGCTTCTGATGATGCCTTTACATCATAATTACCTGGGATCATTTTGAGATTGTCAGCTTTGAAATGAAATTTGAATTCATCTTCCACTGTAGCTCCCAAATCCAAGGTATATTTGTTAGACGTAACATTCTTCACATCAGTCGCTTCAATAATCACCGAGGACGTAGCTGTCCTAATAAGTACATCAGGCAACTGCATGATAGCTGATGCTTTCAGAACTCGGGATAAAATATCTGATGTTACCGAAAATTCATGATTACACTCTGGAGCATTGAAAGTCTCCGGAGGTGTTGTGAGGATGGATGGATCAGAATAAAAATACTGAACCTTAGTATTACCACCATTCACTGTAAGATAACTCTCATTATCAAATTTCAATTCTGCGTCATCAACCAAAGTCAATACACCTAGAAACTCATTCAAGTCATAGATGCCAAATTCGGTCGGGAATGTTTCCCCAATATCAGCTTCTGCCAATATATTTTTCATTGTAGACATGGTCCGAAGTTGACTGCCTTCCTTCACCAGAATATTCTGGTTGATGGTTGAAAAGTTCTTCAAAACATCTACTGTATCACTGCTCAATTTCATATTTTTCTCCATGTATATGTAACATAATAACTCCATAATGTAAAATTTTCATAAGGTCCGCTTTGTTATGTCCGTCCTTACGACCGTATCGCTGGGCATACTTTAAGATATTACCCATACAAAATCCTTCACCATGTCCACACTCATCTATGAACTCCATGGCCTGGTGTTTACTTTTTGAATAATGGCTATCGTATGTAAAATCTATATACGCTTGCAATTCTTTCAAAACTTCACTTTCTTTAAATTTATAATCTATGCTCATAATATTAATTATACACCATTTTTCATTCATTGTCAAGGGTTAATATAAATATCTTGTTTTAAAAAATCTAGATTATTCTTTTGATGTTCAAACATTCTTTCATATGCTTTTTGAAAATAAACTGGATCTTTTTCTATACCCATAAATTTTCTATTAGTATTCATACAAGCTATTCCTGTAGTACCGCTACCCATACAAGGATCAAGAACTATATCATTTTCATTACTATATGTTTTAATAAGATATTCCATAAGAGCTACAGGTTTTTGTGTTGGATGTAATTTACCTTCACCTTCAGCAGTCTTAAAATAAATTACACTACGAGGAAATCTCATACCATTTTCATTTTTAACATGAACAGACCTTGTTTGTTTTCCATAAGACTCTGTATCTCTAACCGCTGTTCCTTTGTCATAAGGTGTACCCTGTGTCATTTGTGGATTGTAGCTACCTAATTTTTTATAAAAAACCACAATATCTTCATGCGCCTTTAAAGGTATCTTTTTTGAATTAAGATAACCAGTTGCTTTAGATTTTTCCCACACCCAACAATATCTAAACATAGAATAATTAGTTGATATAAGTTTTGTAGTAAATGGTTGTTGTGCTGTTGATATTATAGAAGCATTGGTCTTGCATATTTTATCAATATGATTCCAGAACTTCTCATAATCAATAATAACATCCCATTCATTTCTTTTATTTAAAGTACCATATGGAAAATCTGTCAATAATAAGTCAATGCTTTTGGTATCAATCTTACCAAACACATCAAACATATCAGCGTTATATAATAGAAGTGACATACTTTTTAAATCTTTCTAACACATCCACATCCAATGGATCACAAGTTTTATATATTGGCCTGGAAGAATTACGTTTTTTTGTTACATTGCAATAAAATGTTTCAAAATCATAACACTCATTGTAATAACCAAATGCATTATCAGATAATGCATTTTGACCAGACCAAAGTATAGCAGGGACGTTTCCTACAATATTTCTAATCTCATTAAAATCTTCTACTGCTCTTTTCAAATAACAAACATCCAAATATGTCTTACTCTCCAAAATAAAAAGTAATTCCTCATCACGATAAACGTGTAGGTCGACTTGCAAATTGTCAACTTTATATTTTCCACTTGGAGAATATTTTGTCAAAAAATCATTATGTTTGCACTTTAGATTTGGATCAACAAATAGTATCAATTTTTCAGCAACGTCTTGGTATATCTGACCTATTGCATTTCGTACCGCACCTTGGCCAGCAGATTCCATTAAAGAATATAAGCTACCAACCTCTTTATTGTAAAAATCAATAATACTTTGCATCGTTGAAGTATTATTAATGGGCTCATTAAATAATTTCATAAGACTTCTCATAATATGTCAAGCATTTTACCTACCCCAACCAGGACGGCGAGGTTTTTTCTTTTCTTTTTCTTTTCGTCTTTCTGAAAATGTCATTAGAAAAACTATAATACCACCAACAATAAGGCCTGTAACCATACCTGTGATTATATCAAAAAGAAACATAAAAAATGGAGTGGACTAGCTCTTAACTGCTAGGGGTAATTTTGGTGTGCCCTCCGTTATTGGCTAGCCCACTCCATATACTCAATCAATTACTTCTTTTGATTAACAAAATCGTAAAATTTCTGAGCTGTATCCATAATCTGTTCGACGCCGGGTACCGTAGGCATTTCTACCTTTGTTACCAATTCATCTCCTTCTTTCTGAATACTGGTTTCAAACTGACCCCATTTTGCATGGTAATCATTCTGTACAAATTCCTTGGCCATACCAAGCAGTTCTGTACGGATTTCATAACCATTCTTATTAAGGGTTACTTGTGGCAATTTTGCCGCATCGGCAAATTTCTGCCATTGTGTTTCAGTTGTTTTATTTTCACTCATCATAATTTCCTCTGTGTGTGTTTAATGTTAACCTATTTTTACGAGTCTTGGTTTTTTCTCGTCTGGGATAACTCTCTCAAGATTAATCAAGAGCATCCCATTTTCCATCTTTGCATCTTTCACAACGATATCATCCGCCAAAGTCCACTTACGGCTGAACTGACGAAATGAAATACCACGATGTAAAAGTTCTACATCATCAGCCTCTTCCTTCTTGGCTTTAGTGCGAACTGTAAGAACCCCATCACCGACCTCAACTTCTAGGTCATCACGGGACAAACCGGCAAGGGCCAGTTCGATAGTAAAATCTGTATCACTATCCTTACGAATGTTGTAGGGTGGGAAACCAGTTGATGCAGCCTGGTGTGATGCGTAGTCTTGTAGCCGGTCAAAGACACGGTCAAAACCTACAGCATAGGGGGTTAAAAGATTCCGATCAAAGTGATCGAATACGTTTGCGAGTGCTTGTGTAGTTACCATTTCAGTATCCTCCTTAAATATCAAGCAAGGTTAAATTGAGAAACCCCGAAGGCATTTCTCACTTCTATTTATGCAAATGTTACTATTGACATAATAACAAATACACTCCACAAGATGACCCATCCTAAAGCGGAGAGCCATTTGAGAACAAAAGCATATGCTCTCAGTGGTTCTAAATTTCCAGCGCGCTGATGAATTTTCAAAGCCCTCTGCAATTCAGTCTTAACTGCTAAAGGTAAAGGCCGCATATCGGCCGACCATTCATCCCAAGTCTGGAAAAAATCTAAATTCGATTGTTTGTAAGCAAGTTCATAAACATCTTTTGGCTCCCACTGTTCAGCCCATGCCACTAATGTAATGTAATCATGGTCCGCAACGTGCTCATACTGAATCTTTATATTCGGTAAAAACTTGGCCAGTTGAGTAGCTAAATAATCTACTAATTTATTCCGCTTGATCAATATTCTTTCTCCTACGTTGTAGTAGTTTACGATTCTTTTGGGCTGTCTGCAAGTGATGCCGATTAGCCCTTTGAATAAAAGTAATACCATCTAAATGGTCTACTTCATGCTGGATAATCCGTGAAGTCATACCCACAAATCTCTCCTCATATTTAGTACCATCCACATCATAATACTTCAATACAATATCTGTGGGACGTTTGACCTTTACAAACAGGTCAGGAAAACTCAAACAGCCCTCAATCATATACATAGTTTCTTCACCAAACTCTGTAATCTTGGGGTTGAAATAAGCAGATGAAAAATCTTCAACACCTTCAGTCTGTAAATTGCCCATACCGATTACAATAACACTGGTATCCAAACCAACCTGAGGAGCGGCGAGGCCAACTCCCGGACCTGCGCGCCGTGCGTCCTGTAGCTCTTTCACCAATTCTTTTGGATCCATAGATGGATCCTCAAAGTTCCACAAAGAAACCTTTTTCCTCAAAATTGGATCTAATTCTTTAACTAAATTCATATCTATATTATACAACATTCTCAAAGAAATGTCAAGGACATTGGGTAATTCATTATCAATAATTCTGTCCTCTCTGCAGAAGAAACTCGAGCGTTAATAGAATGGGTTTTTTCCTCATGCCACACAAACTCATCGCGTGGAAGCACTATTTCCAAGTCTGGAAAGTGGTAATAACTAAGGGCCCAGCGTGCGTTGGTGCTGCGCAGTTGCCGAAGCAAATCCATATGGTCTGCGTGGTCGAAATCATCCTCAGTATAGTAATGTTCCATGTTATAATAAGGTGGATCCACATAAAAGAAAGTGTCTTTACTATCATACTCAGTTATTATTTTCCGATAATCATCATTCTTTACGGTTAGTTTGGCTAGCTTTTTTAGATATTTGTCATCACCTAGCTTCTCTGTGAAGATTTTGTATTTCTCTTTGTATTTTGTTTCTATGTAAATCTTACTCTTTTCAGTTAGATTATCCCCACCTGTAAATATCTGCATCTGTAAAAGCATATACTTGGCAGCCATATTGAAGTCGGGTATATCAAACCTAATAGACCTGTAAGAAAAGACCTCATCTCTATACTGCTCAAACTTCTCAGGGTTGTGTAAGTCATCATAATAGGACATCAATACACCCTTGAATAAATCTGGGTCATCACTAGCACAACTAAACACATTACATAGGTGCCTGTTATAATCATTATAGACATTAGTTTCTACAGGAGTCTTGTTTGACATCCAATAGACCCACATAGCACCACCGAATGGCTCCACATATGTCTTTATGTTAGACGGTATATATGGACTTATCCATGTTGAGTGTTGTTTTTTGCCACCCATATACGGAAACATTATGATACCACCTGTGTAAAATTACCTTCTTTTCTAAACATAATCATATGCTCAAACTTGTCAATGGATAAATCTGTTTTATGTGAAACTAAAAATACATTCTCATTTGACAGTGTGTCCAGTATCCTTAGGAATTCCTCTGTACCATTGGCGTCTAAACTACTGTCAAATATTTCATCAAGGATAAGGAGATTGGTGTTGGTGCTATTCTTCATCTTGGCTATCTGTCGCCATGTAAAGAGAAGTGCCAAGTCTATTCTCATTTTTTCACCTTCACTAAAGTTAGCATAGCCAAACACATCACGGAATCTACTCTGTATCGTTTCATTGAATTGCTCATCTAAATTGAATTTCACCTGGAACTCCAACTTGTTTAGATAACCATTGATAAGTTGGTTCATTATGGGGAGATACTTTTTGATAATCTTGGTCTTGATGCCGGAGTCCTGAAGAAGTTGTTTGGCTATGGTAAAATAATTACCATCTTCTGTCATCTTATTCTTCTCTTTCTCTACCGTAGTCATCTCTTCCTTATAAGTTTTGAGTTTAGTTTTATCTTCTGACAATTCACCATCTACATTTTTGATAGAGTCCATCTGCTCAACCAATTCATCACTAAAATTGATAATAGAGTTTGATGATGATGTTTTCTTTGCCGCCTCTACTTCCCAATCTCTAGCATCTTTTCGTATGTCCTCATATAATTTACTTCGGTCTTCCATCTCCGATACTTGAGCAACTAACTCACCTAAAGCGATATCATTGGCTGCCAGTTTTACATTTCTATCCTCTATGGCCTGCTTCTTGAATTCCTCATCTATGTGTTGCTCACAAGTTGGACACTCATCATTCTTCTCAAAAAATTCTATCTCTTGTCTAGCCTTA